ATTGCGTCGATCGCGATATGCGAGTGCGTCCCTTGCATTATGATAGGGAAGACCATCCACGGGTAGTACCAATAAAATGGAAAATTGCTATTCGGTTGAATGAATAAAAAAGTTCTTTGGGAAACCATAAGGCTGAAGTCATAACGGTGTATACGTATTAATACATTGGCTTTTAGTAGTTTTGAAAACACGTATGTACGGGGTTTACATAGGTCAAAGTGGTTCAAGGTTGTAAAAGATCTTGTGGTTGAGGGTTAATATTTATTAATCCTGGAGTTTTCTGGAAATTTTAACTTCCATCTTGTATATGGTATAACAAATTTTCATCGAATATGCTAGACTTGCCAAAGCATATTTTAAATCCAGCTTTTTAAAATTAAATGAATACAAAACCTGATTATTAAAACCCGGACAATAACCAAATCTTCGGGAGTGGAATTTTAAACCTTTCTTTGTCCACTGTAGGAAGTAGTGAACCCTACGTCGTTAAAAGCGACAATATTTATTATAATTAAAATATTTATTAAAAATAAAATACCTCTTGGTATTACTGTAATAAACATGTTAATATGTATTACGTTTTGGTTGGAATGGAGTCTAAAGGTATGACTTACAAACCAAAACAATTTAATAAGAAAAAGTAAAAGAAATAAAAGGCAAACAAAAATAATTTAAGTATATCTTCTACGAGTTAGAGTAAAAATGAACCAGAGGTTGAATGGATGTAATATATATAATATCCGGATTCATTTGTTCATGCATTCACCGTCACGTCAGACGCTGGTAAAGTGAAATATTATTCATGTCCCACATTCAGATCAGATTCATGTGGATTGTTCACCGTGATGACACTAACATACGGTGTTGATACAATAATGGAACTGACGCGACCTGATAATTTAATGAAAGGTGTGAAAAGTTACGTCAACATAAGAAAGAATATGGGCGTATTTATGTAAACACTTGGTTTCAAATCTATGGTAGATTAGAATTTTGTAAGACGAAGTAATAATGAAGAGTATACAATATAATTAAATAAAAATAAATTGCTTAAAGGAACATCATTTGATATATACAGCAATGAAGATTATATATTTTTACCTGTAATGAGGGAGAATGGTCCACACCATGCATATTGGAGTGAGAGGGTTATAGAATAATACATTCATTATTACAAAACGGACTTATCACCTTAACATGATAGTTAATAAGCTTAGTACTCAATGTAAGAAGAGCATAAGTGGAATGATGATGTAATATTTGGCAAACATGTGGTTACTACGCAAAAGGCATTAAATGCTTCCCATATTTCTGATAAGACTTAAGAAGATTTAAATGAAATAGACGTTTAACCGGATCAAATTTAGAACGTAGTTATTCCTATTGGAGAGGTTCAACCGGCACAGAATTTGAATGTAGTTGTCCCGGTTGTAAGAAATCAAGCATAACCTGCCCAAGAGGCATAAGTTCAAAATGATTAGTAAGAACGACGATAATTGTTTGATTAGATGTAAAATGGTTCTTACAGTCTAGCTTCATTTGAAACGAATGATTCGGGTTTTTTAAGTTAGCGATCAAGGAACTAGTAACACATGGATCGATCATAACACCACGAACTCCCATATGATGATGATTCTAGTTTTAATAGTTAAGGAACTAATGATCCATAAGAGTAATGGATAGTAAGACCGGATGCATTAAGATTATTTAAGCACGATAAAAGTGCTATAGTCGGTACTAACTATGTGGAGGTACCTGAGTTTTCTTTATAATATGAACAATTAAAGACTAGGCGTGCTAGAATAGTTATAAATGGTAAACATAAAGTTTAAAATAGTTACTTGACATGGCTACCATTGTAGATAAGAAAATGCGGTGCTGATTAAATCTAGTTGATTCATAATAATGAAGAAATTTTCATCCCATATATTGTAGATGAGGACTGGGCTGATTGGGATTAAGAAGTATAAGCATAAGCTACTTATAGATTGGGCTTTAATGTTTTGTTGGTTTACTTTGGTGTAGGTATTAATTTCTAGCCAAATAAATTAAATATGTAAACAATTTATAGTATGCAATTGAAATCCGATATTACCGCAGACAAGTTATGTGTTGATTTATTTAGACATGATTTCTAACATACTGTATTCACCAATGCATAATCATTTCAAGTTAGAGTGAACAAGATGATTTAAATCCATGGTAAATCCATCGTATCTAACACGAATGTTGTGTTGAATGATACGGAGATGGAGTTAAATGATGTATTTTAAAGAGCCGCATATTATTTGCAAGCTGAAACTAAAATGCATTAAGGTTATAATGTGAATGATATAACATCATATTCCCGTTTAGGATTTACCAGTTTTACTAGGCGATTGACCACATAATGGTGCGCTTAAAGTGGATGGTTACATTGGATAAGACAAACTGACACATACATGACATAAAAGTATTATCGTGCTCATCATTATGCTTTAGGTATTGCGGGTATTGCATTGTGTTCATTAATGATCAAACACGCCGTATTACCTTATTTATTTAAACGTTTTGTGTAATTCCGTCCAATAGCATGGATAATATAAAAAATTTAAGTTTGCAAGAATGTGATTAATTATACCAAAAGTTGTTATAATAATTATGTTACTGTAGGTTCTGATGTGGCTATGTCAGTCAGAACACATATAAGCAAAGAAAAGTTTAGAAACTTAGTTGATTATAATGAAAATGTTTTAATTCGATACAAATTTGATTTGCAAACAAGGAATATAAAAAGTCCAAGGTAAGGGAAAAATTTAAACGTTTAAGACTGCGATGATGTTTACGATCATTTGATATAATATTGCAATTGTGATAACGCTCCTGGTAAATTGCCTGTTTTGGAAGTAGTGAACATGGATGGCGATAAACGTACTGAATGTTTCACAAGTTGTCCCGTTAATGCTGTCGCTGCGTTATTTATAAGGTAAGCAGCGGCTCATTTAACAGCCGATCCTTTGTGGCAACGTAGATATCAATAATTCTGTAGATAATCGCCTCAATTATTGAATTTAGTGGACAGTATTAACACATCAGGGGATATACCATGTGTTGTTACCTATCTTAATAAAGTTCGTGAGAATTAAAAACAGAAATATAAACTTTATGTAGAGAAATACAAAGCATTGATGCGTTAGGAAACATTGAATTACTAATGTACAGTCAAGGCAAAAGACGGCGAATATGTTAATAAGCCTGTTAATGACAATACAGAGAAGGAGCCACGTAGCATTTATTCCGCACCTGAAGCGGAAATTATAATAGGTGGAGCAGTCAATATGGTTTACACTGATCATTTATTAAGAAATAATAAAATTGGCATATGTCGAACCAACAAATGGATTTGTCATAGGATTCGTTAAATGCATGAGTAGATTAAGAACAATGTGTTCATAACCATGGATGGGAAAAGATTTGACTCCACACAACATTGGTGGATGCGACAATGTGTCGAAAATGAAGTTATGGAGTAAACGCAATTGTTTGAGAAGATGAACTACAGGTAGAGTATGATTTATTAAGCCAAGAAGATAACCTTAGGTAGTAAAGCTCATTATTAGTTATTTGTTGGTAAGAAATTAGATAGGCACTGCGTGTTGAATTGCGTTATTTAAGGCACGATGAATTCTGGTAAAAGTAACACGGGTTCAGCGAATTCTACAAGATAGACCATAAACATTGAATTCATGAGACATGTGATGTCATAAAATTTAAATCAACAGTTATCTGATTTAGATTTTGATTGGATTGTTGCTGGTGATGATGTTGTTATATGTATAAGGGAACAATTGGTTCCAGCATTTAACATCGCATTTGGTTTGTTATATGCTCCGGATTTAAATGGAATGCATGGTATTGGTTAATGTATTACAGAAATTACTGTGCATCCAAAAGGATTTTTTTAATTTTTAAGTAAGTTGGGTTGTATTATTAATGGATCTGTATATTTTTATAGATAAGTTAGAAGAATATTGGATTTGCAAACATAATCTGATTCTTGGGAACATCCGATATTGGAGTTGCAAAATTAACTTTACCATAGTTTGAAAACATGTTTGTCAAAGGATGACCCTATTTTTAAAAGATTAAAGATTATTTTACCACATACCAAAGACAAGAATTAGTTATTCGATAGGCATGTTACACCTTATTGGAAGTAGTAAGAATTATTGAATGGTAAAGTTTAATCACCAGAATGGATATATTAAGATTTAATTAAATAACTTGGAGATGCTAAAGAAGATAGCGATTATTATATAGAACGATTTGAATCAATAGCGGGGTTTAAACGTTTGGGTGACCAAACATATATCCCTGCACTCAATAAATAGTCATACACGTATGATTATAAACAACCTATGATAACGGTGTTTAATTATTGGGGTTCCTTAAAATCATGGTTAACACCCGGGTTTTTCGTAAAATCTGTTGCTAAAAACAATTAATAATCGGAAAAGCAAACATTGATAACCGCTTCATCGTTAGAGTTATCAATCCAAGTTGAATAGGGTATTCAACCGACTCAATACAATCCTCTTGTATTTGATTACGTAAGTAATGAGGAAGACTTTGTTATTGTAGGATCAATAAATGCAGCAGTGCGTGAATTGAAACTAGAAGCCAAAGCAATAAATAAAAACATGTAAAAGAAAGAACTTATCGACTTTATATCTACAAGATTAACACCTTAAGAGAAGAAATAGTTTATTCCGGAAAAAGTGAGACCCTTCGGCCAATAGGCTAAGGTAAGTAAGTCCAAAGGCAAATAGACAAAAGTGACCAAAACAAAATTGAAGCCGTTAAAAACAGAAGCAAAATCTAAATCATAAATTAAATCTGCACAAAAAATCATCAGACTTACCCCTGGATCGTATGTAAAGGTAGGTGCATCTAACAGTGAATTTAATGCATTAAATGACGATTTTGTTGTTGTCGGATCAATGAAGAAAGCCCTTAAAAATTAATTTGTATAATCTGTCCTAAAACCATTTGATACTGAACCTATTAAACCATATTTCGATTATCCTCTTAACACATCATTGTTAGAGTAAACTTTGGAATTTGATTTAACAGCAACTTTAGGAAATGGTTTAGGTGTAATTGCGAGTGGAACATACGGTGCTGTTATGTCAATTTTTCCTTAAAGTTACAATGACGTTGCAATAACTAATGGTTCTGCCTAGAATATTACATCACTAGCTGGAGCGGGTTTGGGTGGTACAAGATTGGTTTCTATTATGAATTAAGGTACCGGACTTTATACCGATATCAAGGCTAATTATGCCTCACCGTTAAATACATATTAGGGTCCTAACAATCTTAACGGTGCAAGATACATAGCAGCTAGGCCTGTTAGGTGTGTCCTCAGAGTTATTCCTACATCAGCTTAATTATCCAGATAAGGGTATATTAACATGGTTTAGATACCGGGTGCCGATTCATCAATATTACTTGGATCAGGTATCATATCAACATCATTCACAATTCCAGTACCAACTCCATAATAAATGAAGAATTATCCTACATCATATGAAGCTACCAACGCCTCCAATTAGAGATAACATGATTATGTGTGGTTACCGACTGATGTATCAGATTCTGTATTTAGGACTGATGCCTTTGAGTATAAATAAAGTGGTACTACTGGTACTTGGACTTTAGAGGGTGATCCTAGTGATATTTAAAACAAATTTCGTAATGCAATTTATTTTGTTGCAACTGGATTAGCTGCTACTGACACATTTCGTGTTGAATTGAAAATAACTTATGAATACATACCCACTACCACATTTAGAATATGGGGTACAAATCAAGGTCCTAGAGCAATAAATAGTGATATGCAAATGTTGAAAGAATTATCCATCAATATACCTACTTTGTAAGCTGATTAGACAGAGACATCCATTTTTGATTAAGTAGGCGGTATATTGTAGAAAGGTGCTATGTTAATGGCTCCTTATCTTTAAGAGAAAGCAACTACGAAGCTAAGATAAATTATGGCTACACAATATTGATTATGAACAAGATAATGACTATTTTATTTATTTATTATTATTTATATATATTATATTATTATTGCACTCTTAATTTTCCTTTTATCCCAAATCTGTTTATTGATTTGGGATAATACCCGTAACTGGTTGATATGTTACCATCCTTCAGATGAACTTAGAACGAATGACATTGCTGGAAAGTCGGCACATGGCTAAGGTATGTAGCTCGCTTGATTTTGCGTGATTAAAATCTGACTTTGCCGGAATAGTTGGCACATGGCTAAGGTATGTAGCCCGTTGGATTAGCGTTATTAATCCTGACATTGGCGAATAGTGCTGGTGTTTTACGGTAGCACAATTGTACCATACCGTATGACTCGACCTGGAAAGTAAGGC